TTGGTATGGCTGAATTTAATGATGTTTAGACTTTATACGAGGTGATTGATGGCTGAAGTTATAGAAACACGAGAACTACATAATTATGAAATTCTCACTGATACGGGGTGGGAATCACTCACCCACGTACATAAGACTATTAAATACGATGTGTGGGAAGTTGAGTCTGAAAATCATAGTTTAAAATGTGCGGATAGACATATATTGATACGTGATGATGGACGTGAAGTATTTGTTGAAGATTTAAAAGTTGGTGATTTAGTTCAAACTGACACAGGTGATGAGCCTATATTATCAATCACTCGCTTAGATATTCCACCAGAGCACATGTATGATGTTAGTGTAGATTCGGAAAGTCACACATTTTTTAGTAATGGTATGTTATCACACAACAGTACGATGTCTTCAATATTTTTATTACATTATATGTTATTTAATAAGGATCTAGTTGTTGCTATTTTGGCAAACAAAGAAAGTGCAGCTAAAGAAGTTCTTAGGCGTATTAAGACAGCATATAAAAAATTACCATTATGGTTGCAACAGGGTATTGTTTCGTGGAATGAGAAAACTCTTGAATTAGAAAATGGTATGAAACTTATTGCCGCTACCACATCATCAGATTCTATTTCAGGTGAAACTGTGTCTATGTTGTATCTTGATGAGTTTGCTAAGGTTAAACCTCATGTTGCTGAAGAATTCATAACCGCAAGTTTACCTACAGTATCAACTGGTGGTAAAGTTATAGTTGTGTCAACTCCGCTTGGTTTAAATCATTTCTATGAATTCTGGTCTGGTGCTGTTCGTAATGATAATGCATATTATCCTATAGAAGTTAATTGGTGGGAACATCCTGATAGAGATGAAGAGTGGAAACGCAGAGAACTTCGAAGATTAAATAATGATATTAGACGATTTGAACAAGAGTATGGTAATAAATTTTTGGGTAGTTCGACTACTCTTATCGATGGTGATATTCTTAAACGTCTTAATTTAGAAAAACCTATTGAATATAAATGGAATGGTGCTTTTAGTATATATGAACAACCTGTACATGGAGCTATGTATATTTTGGGTGTAGATACAGCAAAAGGTACTGGTAATGATTATAGTGTTGTTCAGGTATTACGAATATTTTCAGAAGAAAAAATAGAGCAAGTTGCTGTTTATCGATGTAATACTATAGACACTCACGACTTTGCACAGGTATGTATAGGAATATCTAAGTTTTATGACTCACCATTGATGATTGAAAATAATGATATTGGTGAATCTTTGATTAATACAATTTGGTATGAATATGAATATGATAATATAATAAATTTAGATCCTAATGGTTTGGGTGTTAGGTCTACACGAAAAAGTAAATTAGATGCACATTTATTATTAAGACGATATGTAAATGATAAGTTGTTGAAGATACGAGATTTTGATACCATTTCAGAATTGTCACGTTATGTTGAAGTTCGCCCTAACGTATGGAAGGGTGAAACACAAAAGACTCACGACGATTGTGTTACTTCGTTATTATGGGCATTGTATTTTATAACTACACGATATTTTGATGGTGCTAATTTAGAGGTACGCACATTAGATAAACAATATGATTTAACTAATAGTGGTCCTATTATGTATCTTCCTTAATTAATTAAAAATATATAAATAATAGTGTATAATAAAATTCATGATATAATATACGGAGGAAAATATGGCAGGATACTCAGCTCCTGGAGTATATAGTAGAGAAATAGATTTAAGTGAAATTTTAATCTCTCAAGGTATATCTAACGGCGGTACTGTTGTTAGAGCAAAAAAAGGTCCAGTTTCTCGACCTGTTTTTATACAAAATGATAAACAATATATAGACACCTTTGGTGAACCTTATTTTGTTAGTGGTACTAATAATACTGCTGTTGGTAAATTAACCCCAGAATTGGGATATGGTTCTTACGGTGCTATACAATTTTTAAGTGAATCTAATTCGTTGTTTGTTTTTAGAGCATACGATGATGATGATAAGTATGGGTATGTTGAAATCGATAGTAGTGGAAAAGCGGTGGTTCCTACAGAGGGTCAATCACCAACAAAAGTATCTGAAATAGAAGTGTTTGATACACCAGATAAGATTGCTGCTTGGGATAATAAACAGCTTTCTAATCCATTATTATTTGGTGCAGTTGGACCAGGTGATGATAATAACAATATAGCGGTAACAGTTGAGACGTTAAATCCATATTCTGATTGGTTATATAGTTATGACGAATATCCAACATCTGCATTTGCAACATCTGCATTTATTCCAACCAATGATCGAGTATATACTCCAGATTACACTTTAGAACCTGCGGGTCTAACTGTTTCAGAATTATGGGTAACATCTGGTACTACATATGTTGGTGGTGCTGATAAAGTTCCTGATTATTTCCCTATTGCTAGTGATGTTGTTAAAGTTTCGATATACATTAAACCAGACGATAAAGAGTGGGATGATTTATATTCTAATGCCCAAGATAAAGAGCATGGAATTTTGCGTGTGTCTCCTATAGAAGTATTTTATGGGTCATTATACCCAAGAAAAGATTCAGATGGAAATGATATATTTATTGAAACAGCGATTAATGGTGTGTCTCAGTATGTTTATGTTAGATCTAAATTAGAATCGCCTATATCTTTATCTGCTAGTTGGGATTTTAGTGGTGTCAGTGCAACAACACCTACGTGGAGAGATACTGGTGGTGTATACGTGAGAAGAACTACCGGAGACCTTAGTGGAACATTTGCACCATTATCTGGTGGAACATATGTAGAGACTACTGGTGGTAGTGCTAGTGATGCAGATTTCTGGCAATTATTTGATAATAAAGAAGAATTACCAGTGAATATTTTGATTAATCCATATGAAAATGATGTACATAAATTAGAAGCATCTAAAGTATGTTATTCTCGTAAAGATTGTATCGTAGCTAGTCAAGTTGGTACTGTTGATATGACAGATCCTATGAAAATTATTAATGATGAAAAGTATGGATATCCAAATCCATCTTATGTTGCTCTTTATTCTGGTTATTCTAAAATTTATGATAAATACAATGACCGAGAGGTTTATTTACCTAATTCAATTTGGGGTGCTAGTTTAATGGCTAGAGTAGACAATATTGCTGAACCTTGGTATGCTCCAGCTGGAACTACACGAGGAATTATGGCTGTATTAGATCAGAATAGAGTGTATAATCAAGATCAAATAGGATTGATGTATGATAGAAATATTAATTCTGTTAAGTATGTTCGTGGTGTTGGTTTTAGTATGGGTGGACAAAAAACAGCACAGATGAAAAAATCTGCGTTAGATAGAATTAATGTTAGACGAAATCTAATATATATTGAAACTAATATCGAACGTTCTCTTAATCAATTTACTTTTGAGAATAATACACAGCAAACACGGTTAAGAGTGTATACTATGATTGATAATTTCTTGGCTGGTGTGTTGGCATCTGATGGTCTTTATTCTTATGATGTTGTGTGTGATGACAGTAATAATCCTCCTTCAGTTATTGATTCTAATCAATTGAATGTTGATATTTACGTTCAACCTACAAAAACTGTCGAGTACATTCAGTTTACTACTGTTATTACTCGTACTGGTGTTAGTTTTAGTGATGTTAAATTAAAATACGCTTAATTACACATATTATAATTTTTTATTATGAGGGATAGTCAATATGATTATCCCTTTTTCTTTTTGAATTTATATAAATAATACTGAGTATTATACTTATTATTTAAATTAAGGAGTAACTAATGGCTTTAAGTGATTTAGAGGGTTCAGTAAATCCCGCAAATTTCACGATTAATGGTCGTGCGTTTAAATATCCTGATGTCCAACGAAATTTCATGTGGCAATTATTTGTCCCTGGTATTATTGGTGTAGCTCCATCAGCATTACTTGATGCTGAAGATTTATTAGTACGTTGTAGAAGTATTTCTATACCTCAACGTTCTAATGAAGCAATAACATCTAATTTCATGGGTACACGTCAATATTTTCCAGGTAAAGCAGATCCAGGTGGTGGTCAAGTAACTGTCCAATTTGAAGATACTGAAGATATGGCTATACAACGAATTTTTTATGAGTGGCAACAGAATATTTTTAATATCAATCCAGCAAGTCCAATTACTGCTGGTAAATCTAAGCGTCCATTGAAACGTTTATTAACAAGAGATTTGTATTTAATATTATACAATTATGCAGGTATACCTCTTGTTAAGCAAATTAGATTTCATAATGCTTGGGTTCAAAATGTCGGAGAGGCTTCTATGTCCTATGAAGGAAACGAAGCAGTTAAATATGATGTAACGTTCCAATACGATTATTGGACATTATTTCCAGATACTACGGCAGTATAGCAGATTAATGGGGAAATATCATGACTACAAATAAATTGTTTAGTGTTGGCTTATCAGACAGTATACGTAATTTCTATGAAAAAAAATCGATTACTAATTCATATAATTTTTATGTGGATCTTATTTTTGATAAGATGTCTCCTAGACATCCTTCACTACCAATAACTCATTTTATAACCCCAAATCATATAACTGGTGTTGATATACCTACACACACATTCTCTAGGTCTAGTGTATCTTATGGTGTGACACAATATTCATTCCCTGTTTTAAATAAAGAACAGGGACTTGATTTTAAAATTACGTTTGAAGAAGATATGCACGGGAATGTTGCTAGTTTTATTGGTGATTTAGAAAGAACAGTTGTTGATCTAGGATTACATGTTGCCCCAAAATACAGTAGGTTGGGTGATATACATATATATGTATTAGACACAATGAAAAATGCGACAGTTACTTATGTTGCTAAGGATGTATTTTTTTTGGGAGCTGAAACGTTATCAATGACTTATGATTCTAACGATAGTGTTAAATACAGTATCACTTTTGGAACAGATACTACTGGATATATTATGTCTCCTCATGAAGATTTAGGGAGACAGCGATCGTTTTCGTTTGGTAAAGCATCGTTTAAATAAGTTTATTAAAATAGAGGAAATATTATGAAAATGGAAAATGTTGAGGATGTTGTCGAAGAAACTTCGGCTGTAGACTCTGAACAAAAAATGTTAAAATTGATGGCAGAAATGCAAGCACAGGCACAGGCACAAGTTCCTGAAAATAAAATACCAACATTAAATGATAATAACACATCAAATAATATTGGTGTTAGTATTAAACCAGACACGAATGTGAATTATTGGGATATTGATGATATTCCTACGAAATATAGATTATACCCAGAAGGTACCAAATTGTCTGCTAGACCATTAAAGGTGTTGGAAATTAAAAAGTTAACATCTATAAACGAAATGAATGCTGATAGTGTTGTTAATGATATATTGCGTAAATGTGTTCGTGGTATTGATATTAATGAGATTTATTCGGCAGACAAAATGTATTTATTGTTATGGTTGAGAGCTAATTCGTTTCGTGATAATAATTATGTAGTTGGATATGTTTGTCCGTTATGTAATACTGAATCGTCATATCATTTTGACATAAATAATATTGAGATTGATTATTTATCTGATAATTATGATCCTAATAAACTTATAACGTTTAGCAATGGTGATGAAGTAAAGGTAAAATTATTACAGATTAAAGACGAGATTGCGACAACATCATTCATCAATAGATATAGTTCGTTGTTTGAAAACACGAATGATGGTATTGATGACGAATTATTAGCGTTATCATTTATGATAGAATATGTTAATGGTGTGGAAATGGATCCGTTACAAAAATATAATTATATTCTTGATATGAATCCAGGAGATTTTGCTGCATTAACTACGAGATTACAGGACACGACAGTTGGTATTAAACAAGTTATGAATGTCACTTGTAATGAGTGTGGAGGTGAATCCCAATTGGGGATTACCTTTCAGCCTGACTTCTTTCTTCCCAGATATCAAACTAAATGATATTTTGGAATTAGAATTTCAGATAAGCTATACTCTTAATATTCCATTTGATTTTAACCAAATGGAATATTACGAATTTGTATGGTTATTTGAGCGATTAGTTGAAGAACGTAAACGTGAGAATGATGAATTAAACGCTCAAAAGGGTCGTATGTCTCTTTCGAATTTAGGTGCTAATATGGCATCAATGAATTCTAATAGTAATATAACTACTAAAAGTGGAAATATAAATAATGGCTAAAGAAAATGAATTCCTTAATGGTGTACGAATAGACCAATTTATTAAAGGAAACAACGATCAAATTAAAGATAATATTGCTGGTATTGGGACTATGCTCAATACCAGTCTTAATGCTGTCTTGTTAAACACAAAGCAGCAATTATCTACAATGAAATCTGTAGACAAAAGTACTAGATCTATAGATAAGCATGTGACCGCGTTAGTTAAAATACAAGAAAATATGCTGAAAGTTCTGGCTAAACAATCAGGTAGACGTGGTGATAAGTATATTGATGATATATTAAAATCTAAAAAGTGGACATCTGCTAAACACGAGCCACCGCAACGTATTGATAAACCTAAGCAATATTCATCAAGGACATCTAAAAAAGATCAAGAACGTGAAAAAAAAGAATACACCAAATATTTGTCCAAGAAGACAGGATTAGATAGTGGGTCTGTTAAGGATGCCGTTAAACAGAGTTCATTTAAAAAGAATGATACAGGTCAGGAAACTGTGTTACAGTTATCGTTGATAAGTACTCAATTATCTGCTATGGTTGATGAGCAAAAAAAACAGGGAGATAAGGCAAAAAGTGTGTTTAAATTTTTAAAAACTGCATTTTTTGTTATTAAGGCGTTAGATTTAGGTAAATCTATTGTTGATTTTTTACGAGGTCATTTTCCTATTATTGATAATGGTTTTAATAAAGTTGGTGAATGGGTTAAAAATATTCCTAATAAAATAGGGGCATTCTTTTCTGATTTAAGTGGAAGTATTGCGTCTCTTGGTGATAAAATAGTTAATTTGGGGAAAGTTATAGGTGATAAATTTTCTAGAATGTTTATAGGGTTTTTATCTGCATTGAATAAGATACCTTTATTGAAAGGAAAATTGACTGCTCAAATATCTAAGTCTGAAAATTCATCGGTATTAACTAAAAGTCAAACTTCTAAATTTGTTACCAAATTTAGAAAATTGACACCTAAACAACAAGAATCATATAAAAAATATAGAAAAAAAAATAAAATAACAGCTAATACTATTGCAGATGAAAAAGCGTTAGATAGTTGGATGAATGCTTCTGGTATAGAAGCTGATGCACTGACATCATCAACGAGCAAACCAACATCTATTTCATCATCAGGAATGCCTTCTCTTTCTGATGTTTTTGGTGTCGAAAATTCTGTGGGTTTGACTGATGATGAACGTAGACCAGCTTTTACTGATTCATATTCGACATACGGAAAAATTAATCTAAAAGGTATTAGGTCAGATGTTTGGCATAATTTTATGGGTATGGTCCAAGAATATCATACATTAAAACCAAATAAAAAAGTACAGATTAATTCAGGTTTTAGAAATATTTCATATCAACAAAAATTGTATGATCAATATTTGAAAGATAAGGCAGCTGGTAAAAATCCTGCTCCTGTAGCTAAACCAGGAAGTTCTATGCATAATTATGGATATGCGTTAGATATAAATACGCCTGAAGCTAATGATATGGCATCTTTAGGATTACTTAGTAAGTGGGGATTTCATAGACCTGTTAAAAAAGGTACTCCTGGTTGGGAAACATGGCACATAGAACCAAAAGGTCTTGAATATGCTAAAATTAAGTCTGGTGTAGGTGTGACGGCAGATGGACCTCAAAAGAATTCTGGTGGTGTAGAAGCTGATGCATTAACACCCGTGTCTGTAAGTTCTTCTGGATTATCCACGAGTACTAATTTACCGCAAGGTTCTATATCTAGACCGACATCTACTAATAATCCTATACCTGTTGTATTATCTAAACAAGATATAGAGTTGTTGGCGGATGCATTTGGTAGACAAATGAAGGATAATATAAAAATGCCTACTAACAGACCAGTACCTTCTAATTCAGGAAGCCCACGAGGTAATTTATGAGTAATATAACTAGTATATATAGGGGTGATATATGGCATTCCGTTAAAAATGGTCAGGTAGGATATAATGGTTATAATACCGCATTAGGATTTAATCTTATATCTATACGACCTAATTTGTCTAAATGGAGTGCGTATCATAGAGGAAAAGATGATGCAAAAATAAAAGCGGCTTTTGCTGCAATGAATAAAATCATAACAGGTGTTATGACTAGTGAATTTTCATATTCGTTAAGTTCTGAATGGGAAACTATACAAACACCGTTGTCATTAATTGACTTAGGTATATTGGGTGATATTTTTGTAGCCGCCGGTGGTGGTGAAATGGGTGCTGTATATAAAAGTAAAAAACTATGGAAACGTAGCGGTTATTTAACAATTACTCCTAAAATTAGAGTAATTGATGTTAATGGTGATGGATTACCATTAATTGTTACTAAATTATTATTATCATTTTGTACTGCAATGACTGGCACATTTGAGGATAAAGCACATGATGTGGAAAATACTATTAAGGAGGCTGCTAGAGGACTTAATGATGATTCTATTCGTCGGGCTGAAAAAGCACAGAAAGATGCAAATACTAATACTGGTATGAAAAAATTAGGAAATCAGGTACACGTCGTAGGTGAAGAGATATTACAAATAGGTCTTGCTGCTGCCGATACATATGTAGATGGAATTTCTGATGCATTTTCGTTGAAAGTTGCACCACCACCATTAATCGTCGAAATTGGTAGAATTTTTAAGCACGATGACATGGTTTTGACTGATGTTAGTTTTACATTTTCACAAGAAAATACTATAAATGGTCCCATGTATGTTGATATTGATTTAACATTGACTACTAGGAAAATCATTAATGGTATAGACGATACTGGTATGACAGGAACCAATAATGTTGGGTCTGTGTCTATTATGCATAATGGTCAGGTTATTGAATCTAATAAAGCACCTATTCCTAAATCGTTTAATCCTACACCACCAACTAAATAAGGAGTGTATATGTTATTTAATAAATATGATAGAACTTCGTTTTTGACAAAAGCACATAATAATTCTGATGAATTAGAATGGGATATGTTGTTGTCTGGTTGGGATTTGTTTAAATTAACAAAACCTATTTCTTTTAATGTCATTAAATATGGTGATATTGGTCGTCCTGATATTTTGTCGTATCGTATTTATGATTCTAGTAAATATTGGTGGATATTATGTAAAGTTAACCAAATAGATGATGTTTGGAATGATATGCACGTCGGCGACGATATTATTGTTCCTGATTTGATTGATATTGAAAATTATTATGCGGCAATTAAACGTTTCAGGAGAACATGATGGCATTATCTCAAGATTACCAATTAAGCATTATGATGAACCATGATAAAGATGTATTGCCTACCCCAGAAACGGCATTTGTTATTAATATGGAGAATGTTATTAGCTTGACTGTGACTGAAAGCATATTAACAATACTTCCAAAATTAGAATTAGTGTTGAGTAATAACGGAGCATTTTTAGATTTACATCCTATAATGGATAAGGACGTATTACATATAACATTCAATAGTGATATAGGAGATCCTAAAACAGAGGTGCATACGGCATTTATTATCAGTTCATTTAAAGCTATATCAGATTCCGTAGGGAATGTTGGTACAGCATTCTCTATTGTGGGGTATATGGCATCAAACAATACATTCACCCCGTTTAGAAGGAAATCATACAGAGGATCTTCTGATAATGTTATTAGATTGATTTCAAAAGATATGAACCTTAAATTTAATAATGATGTATCTGGTGTTGAAAGTGTTGTTTGGTATCAAAATAGTAATAATTATCAATTCTTAAAGCACGTTTCTAGTAGATCTTATATACCTAATGATGGTGTGTTTGTATATGGAACATTGGATGGGACATTGAATTATACATCTTTTAAGATTAAAAATGCTTTGGGTTATAGATTTGAAGCTAAATATAATAGAGAACGCGTTCAAAATCCTGTATTGTTACCTGAAGAAAATAAATTTATGTATTATGATAGTTATGATGTTTTAAATGTTACCGAAATATATAATAATATTTCTAATTATGGTGGGTGGTATTCATATTATGATGGAAATACATATATAACAGAGAATATTGTTTCTAATGATAGTACAACTGAATTGAAGAATAGAGATATTAAATATAATGATATAGCAGTATTTAGTTCTAATGTTGGTGTGGTTATAGACAAATCCTTACAAAATTCGTTATATAAAGGAAAATTGCAAAATGACTATGCTAAGTATAATATATTTTCAAACACATTAGCATTAAATATAAATATATCAACACCAGTTAAATTGTTTGATAAAGTTGATATGAATATGCCATCGACATTGGGTGATGGCAATGCTGAACCATATTCTGGAGATTATATGGTTGCTACTATAACACACAATTTAACTAGTCAAGTAGGATATGTTAAACGTATATTATTATGTAGAGGTGGACTTAATAAACCTGTATCTAATTATACTAATCCAAAGGTTATATAATGAGTACAACAATAGATCATACAGTAAATATAAAAAACGATTTATCATCTGATTTATCTAAAATGCTTAATCGTTTTTTAGATAGATATAATTATGAGGGTAATGAGGGTAATATGTATGTCGGTCGAGTTGTCGATAATATGGACCCAGAAAAAATAGGTAGGTGTAAAATAATGGTGTACTCTGTATTTGATGACACTATACCTGTTTCAGATTTACCTTGGGCTGTTCCTGAATTTGGATTTGTTGGGAGTTTAAAGGGGTCATTTATCGTGCCTAGAGTTGGTACGTTTGTTACTGTTAGATTTGATTCAGGTGAAATCAATTTACCTATATATAGTACTAAGGTGTTAAATTTGTCGCAATTGCCTACAAATAAAGATGATGATTATCCTAATAATCTGATATTTTTTGAGACTGATAATGGTGATAAAGCAGAAATAAATTTAGTAAATAGAAGTGCTGTTTTTGAACATGCTAGTGGTGCTAAAATATATTTTGATGATGGTTCTATTAATTTAGAACAACCTAATGGTAATACTATTAATATGCAAGATGATGCTATAGTTATTAAGCATTCTAGCGGAAATACGATTACAGTAGACAGTACCGGTATTGAGATAGATGCTGTTGTTGGTGATGTAAAAACAAGGCATACTGGATTTTTAGATGATAATGGTAGTGCTGTTATCCCATCTCCTGCACCCGCGTTAGGACCATTTATTGCTGCACCTGGTGGAGTCTGTCCAATTAGTGGAATGATTCTTAGTGGTCAAAAATGTGCACCACCAACACAATAAGGAGTTTATAAATGATAATTGATAATAGTGATGAATTATATAATAATATAATGAATGCTTTAGCTAAAGTTACAAATACCTCCGC